ATCGCGAACGGCTCGGCGAAATGGTTCGTCGGCGGGGCCTAATCCGAATTCAGCGTAGCGCCCTTCTCTCATCACGCTGCCTCCCTGGCACCAGTCGCGAGGGCGAGGAGATTCTCGGTGCCGCCGTGGCGATAGGTGCGCAGCATGAACAGCAGGACATCCTGAGAATGCTCGCCAAATCGGATGCGAAGATCGCGGCGCATTTGCGCCAACACGATCGGCTCGTCATTTTTCCCCATGCGCATCATGAGAGGGGTCAGGTATTCTTCGACGGTGCCTGAACTCAGCGGCACTCGGTCAGCGACAGGGATGCCGACGCGCTCCTGCGCGGCAAGCACCGCGGCCACGAGATCGCGATGGGTTGAAGGGGTTGCACGGTCCCACAGCCTGCCCGCTGCAATGACGGCGGGATCAGTGCTGACCGAGGCGTAGATGTCGTCGGGAGTCGGCTTGTGCGGCTCGATCAGGCCAAGCGCTTCGGCCGTGGTGTCGACGCGAAGGATAAGGGCGTGTGGGCGGAATTGCGCGCCCGGCTGCCAGTTCGGAATGTGCCGGTTCAGAAAATCGGCGATCGTGCGCTCCACAGCGCTTTTGCCGAGCGTCGCCACTTCACCAAACACACGCATGGCCCAACGGTCGCCGTCTACCGCGCGTTCCGGGCAAAACACCGTGCACGGCCAACATCGCGCGACCGCGTCCTCGATCTCAATGGCCGGCGCCGTCGCGGGCTCTTCGGGACCCCAACCGATGAGAACGTTCGTGTTGCGCTGAAGCGCGTTGCCGAGAGCGGCGCGAGCGAGTTGCCCAATCTGTGTAGGTTCGCTCCGTGGCAAGAAGTGGTCGTCACCGGGCCGGCGGTGATAACCGCGCCACCGCAATAGGCCCGACGCGCCGCAAAGGTCGCCCTCATGCGGATCACGCCAAAGCAAGATAGTCTGTGATGTCATCAATGGTATCCTCGTTGATCAGGCCGCTTATCGCCCTATCATTTCCGCGGTCGCGTCGTGTCGAACGTGTGAATGCTTCCCGGATGGGGATCGACAAACGGCCGCGTCGGACGCGGGTTCGCTTCCGTCGCGCCGCCGGGGTCGCCGATCTTCACGCTTTTGTTGTACGTCCGAGCGTCGTTGATGTTCATCGGCTTAGTCGGGTTCGTAGCTTCAGTCTCAGTCGCAGGTGTAGGCATTGGTGTAGTCCTCTCTTGAAGTTAGTCGTCATTGCTGATCTTCGCGCGCAAGCGCTCGATCTGGTTGGTGATGGACGCGAGGCGTTTCTCGCGCTCGGCGATAGTGCGGTCGAGGTCCTCGAGGGCGGCTTGCCGCCGCCGCGCTTCCTCATCCGCGATCTGCGAGGCGGCGGCGACCTTTCGCTTCGCGTCGAGTGCGATCGACTCGGCTTCTGCCCACGCCTTGCGCACAACTTCCTCGGCGTCCGTACGGGCGCGCTTCATCAAAGCCGCCTCCCTCGTGGCGAACTCGCGTTCCAGATTGTCGAGCCGAGTCTGAGCGGCGTCGGCAGCGGAAACGGTTGCCGCGAGTTCGTCGGCCTGCCGCTGGAGATCGGCGACTCGGGCGCGAATCGACTCCTCCTCGCCCATCAAGTTCTTGAGGCCAGACAGCCGCTCAGCGAAGGCAAGGCGGGCACGCGTGCGAAGTGCTTCATGCGCGATCTCGTCGGCGATGGCGCCAACCTCTTTTGCTGTAAGTGTGTTCATGACTTTCTCACGAGTAGAGGAGCACGCCGCGAAGCTCGCCCTCGACGCGATAGGCGAGCCCGTGAAAGAAGGGGATTTGCAGCGCGAACTCGGCGACCGCGGTCTGACCAGGACCGACGACAAGCGGCCAATCGGGCTCGTCGCCCTCCGCTGGTGACGAGGTCTGGTCGTAGAACGTGATCGTTGCTTCGGCGTACCCGGAATTATGCAAGACCCAACCAACCAGAGTTGCACGCCGCGGCTTGACCACGGCGGCGTTGCCGACGCGGTGCTTCGCGACCTCGCCAAAGGTAGGCGAGAGCGTGTGACGCGGGTGCGAGTGGTCGAAGGCGGAGAAAGTCACCTAGGCCACCTTGCGATCAATGCTGCGCTCGATCGCCTTCATCGCGGCGTCGGCGTCTTCCTTGTTCTCAAGACCCTCGCGCATCACACGGTTATCTGCGATACGCTCGACGAGCCACTTCTGATGAGGGCCGCCGTATCGCACGCGATGAGCCGCCGGCTCGGCGGTGTCGGCCATGGCGCCAAACTCGACATGCTGGATCAGCGCGACCGAAACCCGCGCTCGAGCGACCTCGCGAACATAAAGCTTGGCGTAGAAGTCGCGACCATCGGAATGCACGTCGATGGTGTCGGCAACGCGGATTTGCGGAGCCACGTTCGACCAGAACGCCGGCTCCATGATCATGTCGAGGTTCACCCCGGCCGACACCACAATGGCGTGATGATTTCCAACGTCGCTCGCACTGCTGCAGATCAGCTTGAGGCGGCGCTGTTCGAGCGGCTTGATCGGCGGCTTCATCTCGGTCGCCACGGGCGACACAGGGGACGTGGTGGGCTTGGTTTCTTTCGTAGCAGTAACAGTCACTTGCAGTTCTCCTGGTTGATGGAAATTCATCACCTTACGATGATGTAGTTCTCGCCAGACCGGCGAGGGTCAGTGTTTTGGCCGAGAATGCCCTTCTGTTTGGCAAACCCGACATTCGCGCGTTCCGGACGGTTCGGTGTTCGAGCCATGCGAGCCTCGCGTGCGGCTTCCTTGGCGCCAGCGCTCGCTGCGGCGACTAACGCGCCGGCACATGCGACTGCTAAATCGTCATGCGATCCCGCTCCTCGGGGATGGTCCACAGCGTCTCTCCCTGTGCGACCTGTGCGTCGCTCCAGATTGCTGATCTGCGAAACCAGCCGGGGGATGTCCAGCAGCACAGCATTCGTGCTCGTGAGTAAAGGGAGCAGCGAAAGAAATAACTCGCTGCGATTTTGCTCCGCATGCCTGTATGCGATGCCGTGCTGCCTGAAAGATTCGCTCACCCACTGCGCCGCGTAGGCGTCGCCGGTCACTGAAGTCAGGTGATAGCGACGCAACATCTGGACGATGTCGCGCACCGCTTCCGGGGGCGAGAACGGCGCCTTGATTTCGATCGCCGCATCCAATACCGCGCGACCGTTCTCGTGATGCGCGATTGCACACGTCATGCTATCCGAACTTCCTCCGCTCGGATCGCAGTGGGCCGTGTACCGAAACCGAGATTGGAACGCCCGCTCGCGAACATCGCGCTCAACGCATGCTTCGACAAGAGCGCGGTCGACGAAGGTAGCGAGGTCGCCGCGGAACTCGGCGCGCCACTCGCTTTTTGCAGCCTCAGGGTCTTCCGCTTCGGCCCGCTCGATGATGGAAGCGTCAATCGACGGATTGAAAACGGTGGTCGGCGCCTGGACGACGAGCACCTCGGCATCGTCGCGGCCAAAGCTTTGTTGATGCTTGGTGTAGAGGAGCCCGCGCTGGGCATACGGCGACGAGATCGCGATCAGCATCCCACCCGTGGTCGCCAGTGCCGGCAAGATTGCGCGATAGGTCTCGACATCAGGCTGCGTGCTGTTCTCGTCTCGCCAGAACCCGGCTTCATCGAAGATGCAAGCCAACAGGGTCCTGCCGCGCACCGTGCGGAAGGAGTTGGCATGGCACGCCAACACAATGTTGCCGCGCAACCTGATCTCGTCCGCGGTGGTTTCCTCGACGAGTTGCGCCAGCAAGGGCGAAGTTTCGAAGAAGGCTTTGCAATAATTGAAAACGGTGGCCGCCTGCGCTTTGCTCGCCGCTAGGATCAGCACGGTGCCGATTTCGCCTGGTGAGAGCTTGCCCCTGTGGTCGACGAGGCCGGCGATGAACGCGCCTACCAAGGCGGCAATGCGGGACTTGCCAGAGCGCCGCCCAATTATTGCCCACAGCTCCCGCACCCGCTGGCCGGGTGGCTTGCGGCTGCCGGCAATGGTCGCGAAGGTCCGCGCTTCCTCGCGGTTCAACTCAAGACCGAAGGCGGCCTTGAGTACCGTGCGCCAGGTCCGCCATGTGCGCAGATCGCCCAGCGCTGCGCCGAGCAGGTTGGGGTCGCACAAGGCCTCGTCGATGGAGATACGCTCGGTCATGCGGCACCGTCGCCAAATCCGTGCGGCAGGCGCTGGTGCGGTTGCGGCGCCTCAGCGCCCGTCGCCTCGACGGCGCCGTCCGACAGGTCCATCGGCTCGCCACAACGGTGCCAATCGGGGCCGCGCGTGAAGCCGCAAAGCAGGCAAACGATCTGCCCGCGGCGGGGAAGGCGCTGGAGGCTGTCGTCGGTCATCCCGCTTCCCTCATGGCAAAGCCTCGCAGTGCCCCTTTACATCGAGCGCGGGATGTGTTACAAACTGCACAACCTTCGTCGTGCAAATGGTTACGTCATGTCCTCGAAGCATACCGGCCGGTTTGTCGCCTATTATCGGGTATCCACGGCGCGCCAGGGGCGCTCGGGCCTCGGCCTCGAAGCCCAGCAACGCGCCGTCCACGACCACTTGAACGGCGGCAACTGGCGCATCGTCTCGGAGCACACCGAGGTCGAGAGCGGCAAACGCGCCGACAACCGGCCGAAGCTCGCCGAAGCTCTCGCCGCCTGCCGCGTGCACGGCGCCAAGCTCATCATCGCTAAGCTCGACCGGCTCGCGCGCAACGTCGCTTTCGTGTCTAACCTCATGGAGTCCGGCGTCGACTTCGAGGCTGTCGACTTCCCACAGGCCAATCGCCTCACCATCCACATTCTGGCGGCCGTCGCCGAGCACGAGGCCCGCGTGATCTCGGAGCGCACCAAGGCCGCGCTCGCAGCCGCTAAGCGCCGCGGCGTCAAGCTTGGAGGCGTCCACAGCGGGCACAAGCCGTTCACCGCCAAAGCGCGTGCCATGGGGCCGAAGGCACGGGCGGCGAACGCTCGACGGCGCGCGGCGGATATGCAGCCGATCATCGCCGAGCTTCAGGCCGCCGGCTTCCAAAGCCTCAACGCAATCGCGGCGGAGCTTAACGCGCGCTCGATCCCCACTATGAGCGGCGCCGGTCACTGGCAGGCCACGTCGGTCGCGCGGCTGCTGGCGCGATTGCCCTGACGCGCTCAAACCGCGTCCCCCGCATCACAGGGCGGCCCGCCATCGCGCGAATGCGATTGGGGCGCATCGAGGGGCTTGGCGTCGAAAGACGCGCCTATGGCCGTTTCTGGCGCCTGGCGAGGCTTGGCGTTCAAGTAGCCGTCGATCGTCGTCACGTCCTTCGCACGACGTTCGAGCCCGAGCGTCTCGAGGATGCGTCTCCGCTGCCCGGCGATACGACCGTACAGATCGAGGTCGATCTCCTCGCCCTCGCTCAGGCGACCGCGCATGCGCTCCAACTCCAGCTCCAGACATGCGGCGTCCCGGCAAAGAGCAGCCTGTGCCTCGCTCAGGACATTGGCGCCGCCAAGGTCGGCGACATGGCCGGAGAGAATGTCGTGATACCGGCGCGACCAGGCGCTGTTCGGGTCGCCCTTCATCAAGAGCTTGCGACCGGACGTGACGGCAGACCGCGGGCGCTTCCCTCGCGCCTGCGGGCGCTCCTTTTCACCGGCCATCGCCTGACTCATTTCCATCGTTGCGACCTGCTGAGCCTGTTCCTCGGCACGTATCCGATACCTGTCGGTTAAAATACGACAATTGCGGCTGAAAGTCATTACACACGGCTGTATGTACACGTCCATAAGGGTTTGTTTGCTGATGTCGTCAAGGTTTCTGCATAAATCGCCATGCTCGGTCGGGCGGTTGACGCGGTGTGCTGCGAGGGGCGCGAAAAAAAATCAAGCTTACCATTATTGCTCACGACTCCTGCTCTGCCTCACTTCTCTCACTTCTGGGGGGTTTTCTCAGCCAAAGAACCCTAAACTGTCAGTGACAGTTTATCCTATATAGGCTCAACTACCGGGGGTGAAGTGAGAGAAGTGAGGCGATCAGCTCTGCTTCAGGCACCAAAGGTGATCGCGCACGACATCGTTTGTGCGCCTCAAGGCTGCGCCGTCGACTATCCGGCCCTCGACCTTGCGCAGCCACAGCCCTAACCGCTTCATACTGAGCACTGTGCCAGTACCCGGCGCAGCGGCCACCTCTAGCAGCGCGTTGCGGAAGTCCGGCGCGAGGTCAGCCTTGTTTGAAACGTCCCGCATTGTCAAACCGATACCGACGCCGACGCAGTCGCGCCATTGTCGCAGAACGGCTGCGAGGCGCTCCACCTCGGGATCGGCGGCCTTTACTCGCAAGGTGGTTTCGCACGGATCGTCACAGCCGAGCCACAGCAACGGTGCCCGGATACGTTGCGACCAATCCTCGAAGCCACCGAGCGGGCTGCAGTCAATCCGCATGCTGGCGCAGTGCCAAGCGCGCAAGATTGTGAGCGCCGCGGCCACCAGGTGGCCACGTTGGGCTTGAGCGACCACCTCAGCATCGCAATCGAACTGACGCAGCTCAGGGTTCTGGCATTGGGCGTCGAGGGAGCATAGCAGCGTGCGCCGCGTTAGGTCGCCGACGATTTGCATGTTGTTGCCAGTCGCTAGCACTGTCGCTCGCGTCAGGGTCTGGACGTTCTTACTTTGGCCGAGGAACCGGATCGTCACCACTTCCTGCGTCAGCATCTGGCACAGGAAGGCGCTCTGCAGCGGATGTTCGCAGTTATCGATGCAGATAATCGAGGCACCGGCCAGTAGTTCGGAATTCAGTCTTTTCTCAAGTTCGTCCTCTCGTTCCGGCTGTGCCGTGACGGCCACCGGTCGGCCGGTCGACAGGATCGAGACGATGTTGCAAAGCTTGCTCTTGCCGGTACCGGCAACCGGCGCCTTGAAGGCATGCATCGGCGCGGCCGGCATGTTGTGGCGATCGAGCGCGGTCAAGATCGCTGACAGCGCCACCGCTTTGTCGGCGCCCGTCACGAACGGGAAGCCGGCTAGCAAGTCGTCGAACAGTCGCAATGCCGTCAGCGCGTCGTTCTTCGTCGGATGTTCCGGAATCACCTCGAAGTCGCGTTCCGGCTTGTACAGCAGGCCGCTGATCGGATCGTAACCCGGCATGTCGTGAAGGCTGCCGTCGTTACGCAGTTGCGGTGTGCCGGTCACGCCGGTGAGCACGGGCAACTTCCATTCGCCGACGCGGCCCTGATAGGCCTCGATCACCCGGCTGGGCACGTCTGCGGCGATCCATTTCCTGCTGCGAACGTCATATTTGATCCACTGCGCGGCCCTGGTGAGCGTCTCGGCGAGGTGTCCGGGCGACACCTCTAAGAGGCGCCAGGCCTCTGTCTCCTGATCGTGAAAGGTCGCCACCGGTGTCAGCACCGGCCGAACGATCATGCCGCCGCGCTGGTAGATTTCGCGACCAAGGCTCAGCAGCGCAGCCTCCGCCTCGTCGACGACGCGCGGCAGTTCGCCGGGTACGACGCGGATTTCGGGCCACGGCGTGGCGGGGTCATTATCCCCCATGGCGCTCGAACGCCGCTGCCTCCGCCACTTCTCATAACTGCGCTGCACTTCCGCGTGCAAACGGTCTGCATACTTGGCGCCGATGCCGCCGGGGTGCTCTGCAAGCTTGTCCGTGATTTGGTCGGCAGTCATCCCCAGGCCGGCCAGGTGCCACACCACGGACTGGAAATTCTCGCTGCGCTCGCCGTCCGGCGCGCCGTTGCGGATCAGGTGGTCATAGTCGATGGTCCGCTGCGCAGCGGCATCATTGAAGTCGAACGCATCGGCGCCCGCCCGCGTGCGGGCTTTCCGCTCGTCGTATCGCTCCTCCAAAGCGTCGATCAGGTCGTCGATCAGCGGCAATCCGGCACAGGAACCACGTTCGTTTCCGCTGATCGTGATGTACTTCTTGGTGTTGCGGAACAGCTCGATACCGGCGCCGTCGTCCAGATTGAAGCGGCGCTGACGGCTCGGCCCGTTCGCCATGCCCAGGATACGTGTGCCTGTTCCCGACACCGTCGCCTCGCCGTAGGCGTCGCCGGCCTCGGCGTGCAGCGCTTCGGCCCAGTCCGCCACCTTGCCCGTGACGGGATTGCGGCACTTGTCGAGGTCGATCGCGCCGAGAGTGGACCCCAGCAGTGCATAGCCGATGCCGTCCGCGTCGCCGGCCTTCACACACTCGACAGCATCAGCGTAGGCGCCCCATGTCTCCGGATCGTCGCTCTTGGCGTTCTGTCCGGGAAACCGCGCCATGTAGGGCGGCTTGGTCCATTTCGGATTGCCATCCTTGTCGAGGCGCGTTTCCCACTTCCACACGAGCCATCGTGGTTCGGACGTGAGCCGCCCGAGCGCCGCCGGCAGATTGCCGAGGTCACCATTAAAAGTGTGAGGTTTATCCACGTCGTCGCACTTTGGTAAGAATACTGAGCAGCCAGGCCTGTTGCTTCTCGCTCGGGGTCGTGCGCCAGCCCGTCATGTCGTTGACGAACTTCCGCTCGCGTTCGTTGAGGACGGCGATATGTGCCTCGCATTCGCGGGCAACTTCCCGCCAGTCTGTGCAGTCTGCGGAGGCAGAAGCTCTTTGTGCTCTCTCCTCGGCACGATGCGCCGCAGGACGGCACAGGGTGTCGGCCAGATTGTGGATGTCGCTTCCCTCGGCGGCGAGCGTGCGCATAATGGCCGATGCTGCAGCCAGCACCTCACCGTCCTTGTCGGACGACAGCAGCCGCAACAACTTGCCCAGCTTGTGTTGTGCCGATGGCGTCAGCACTGCCAGCACCTTTCGGTGTGGCTGCACTTGGCGCAGTTCGGATTCGCTGATGTCTTCGCCACGCGCGGTAACAACTCGCCGGCACGCGTTGCCTTGACGATCATTTCGGCGCGATCGATCCACATGCGCGCCGCCACCGGGTCGTAGTGCACCAGCACGTGCAGTCGCGCGCAGGTGTTGGCGTTGGTAGCTGTGAAGACCGCCGGATGCTCGGTCAGGCCGAGGTAGTGCTGATACATCAGCATTTGCGCGACATAGTGAGGGTAAGTCTTGTCGAGGCCGTCACGGTCGAGACCGCGCCATCCTTTGTCGCCGAGGCACTTGTGCTCCCAGATCGTGGGATAGCCGACGCCGGGCAGCGCAGGGCCGCGTGTGAGGATGCCATCGGTGTGGCCGCGGAACGCGCCGTCGAACGTGGAGAAGCCAAGCTTTTCGGCTGGCGCGAACTCAAAGCCGGCGCGGATCATGTGTCCGCGGATCATGTCCTCGAACAGGTGGCCGCGTTGGAAGATGTCCCGCATCTGGCCTTCATGCACGGCGTCGCACATCCAGTCGTACTGGACGCGGCGCAAGCAGGGGCTGCCGATCGAACTTGCGCCCAGGTACTGCCGGGTGTTGATCTCCGGCGGCCGCGCACGCTCGATCGCTTCGTTGATAGCGATGCTGATCGGCGTTGCGGCCAGGTCGTCCCGATTGAAATCCAGCATGGCATCACCACGGCACGGCGTCGTTCAGCGGCGTCTGCGGTGCTGTGAGGTCGCCACCCTGATCGCGCGCGGTGATGGCCTTGCTCATCAGCCGGTAGGCCGCGCACAGGAACAGCAGCATGGTGTTCTTGGGCCAGTCGAAGATCGGCACGGTCCAGTCGACGCCGGCCATTGCGCCGAGTTCGGGCAGGATCGTCTCGACCGCGCCGGCATCCCACGGCGGCGGCTCGGTGCCGGTGTCGCGGATGGCGGCCTCGATCGCCGCGTTGCCTTCGTCGACGGCCTGCGCAGCGCGCGTCGCGATCCAGGATGCGATGCCAGCACAGAGGAGCCAGCCGAACTGCTCATCCGACAGGTGGCCAACGGGGGTGTCCGGAGACACCACGCCGTCGCCGATCATCTTGCGCGCTGACTCGATGGCGGCGGCCGTTGCCTGCCGCTGCCAAAGGTCGGTCACGCTCTTCGGCCGAAGCCGCCTTACTTTGCCCACGCCGGTCTCGCCATCGCCTGTGCCGGGGCCGACTCGGGTTGTTGGGCAGGGCGTGCGGCGCCGTTCACCTGCACCTGCTCGACGGCACGCCAGTTCTTGCGATCCGGCGTGATGACTTCGAGCAGCGTGTTCTTGGCGGCGAACTTCCCGTCCGCCGGTTGGACACCGATGCGGCCAATGAAGCGGATGCCGTCGAAGTCGCCGTAGCTCGCAACCTTGCGGGCTGCCGCGGCGGCGTCGGACTTGTCGTCCGGCTTGATGCCGCGTGCCGATTCGAGGATCGCGCGAAACGTCCGCCGCGAGATATCGACGGCCATCTTCTGCCCGTCGCTCTCGCCGTTAAACGTGAAGCGCGACCAGAACTTGCGCTTGGCATGTTCGCCGTCGACCACGACAAACTCGCAATCAAGTCCCTGCGAGGTACCGTCTTTCGAGGCTTTGAGCCAATTTCCCTCCCCGGTGTCGCCAGGCTTCACATTGATGTGAAGCGTCGCGACGGTGTCCGCCGGAATGAGCTCGCGCGTGCGTTGGGTTTCTGCATCGTTGAAGTCAAACATTATTTGTCTCCTGTGTTGTCAGTTTTTCGATCAGTTCCCCGAGATGGGGCTTTTCGATCTGTTCGAGCCGGCCGCTGCGATCCTTCGCTGGCCAGCCCCATTGGTTTGGACTCGTGCATACAAAAGCCCGCGACGGCGTGCCGTCGCCAAAGTCGATCCACTGCATCGTGACGATCTGATCGACGATGCCGGGCAGTTCGCGGCCGGTCTTGCCGCCTTCGAGTTGCGGCTGCCATTCGACCCTGTTGAATTCGTCGGTGATCTTCTCGAGGATCGCGACGAAGATGACGGACTTACCGCGCGCATGCTGCAGTTGGTGCAGCCACGCGATCATCTCGCGACCGTGGAGCCCGTAGGCGGCCCGGACATCCTTCTTGCCGGTGCGCTCCGCGAAGGCTTCCGGCTGCTGCTCCGCGTAGCGGAACGACAGCCGGCTGATCGCCGTGACGCTGTCGACGAAGATCGTGTCGTACTTGGCGAGGTTTTCGAGTTCGCCGCCGATCGCATCGTAGTGTGCCGGGGAGTAGCACGCTGTCGACGGGAAGCTTGGGTTGGGACCGCCGACACGGCACGCGAGATCGCGAGCGGTGGGCCAGTCGTCAATCCGCACGGTGTCGACCGGGACATCCTGCACGGACAAGTCGCCGGCCTCGATGTCGACGAACAGCGTGCGGGCGGGATTGAGCGTGCGCAGCAGGCTTGTCTTGCCGACGCCGGGCGGCCCAACGATAAGGGCTTTGACGCCGCGCTTTTCCGATAGGCGCTGGTCTGCGCTAATGATTTTCATCGCTGGAGTTATCCTTTGGTTCGATTTGCTTCGGCTGCTTTTGCGATTTCGATTGCGAGCTTGTGCGGGATCACCCACAGCGGCTCGGCGCGATCCGCGCGCACGCAAAGTGCGTCGCGGTTTTCAAGCCCTGCGTAGAGACTTGAAAATCCTTTGCGACGGGCCTTCACCTCGACGGTGAGGTCGCGCCCCAACAACGGGACCGAGATGTCGCCGCTGTAGCTGCCGCCAGCCGAGCCGGAGCACGGCACACGTTCTGCGCAGAGGCCGGCTTCGTCCTGCAGGCGACGGACGAGCTCGCGCTCGACCCGGTCGCCCTTGCGGCGTGGGGCACGTCCGCCTGTCATCGCGCGTCGGCCTCGCGCGCTAGGCGCCATTCGTGACACGCCTCGGGAGTGATGCGGACCGCAGTGTTCACATGCATCTCGCGCGGCCCGATGCCGAGGTCGCGGAGCTTGTAATACATGCTCCTGCTGATGCCGTTGGCGTGGCAAAACTCGTCGATCGACAGCGCCCTGCCAACAGATGCCCCGTCGCGGTCGGGCGAGTGTTCAAGAGACATTAGAATCACCTCATCGCGGTATGGGGTTTGAATTGGGCGCAACCTCGCTCAAGCCGCGACCTTCGCAGGCATGGCGATGGCGGTTTCAGGTAGCATCTCGTTGTACTCACGGCCCATGATGGTGAACAGGACCGCAACGCGCTCGTCATCAGTCATGCCTTCATACAGGCCAAGGAAACCTGCGAACTTGCCCTCGACACAACGCACCTGGTCGCCGGGCTTAAACCACCTGAATAAGCCGTCAGCGCCTTCGCGGGCCTTCAGCGCCGCTATTACGGCAGGCGGCACCGGCATGGGTTTGTCACCGATGCGGACCAGACGCGCCACGCCGGGGGTCGAACAAATCAGGCCAAAGGGTCCCTTCGTCGCGTTTGCGCCGTACTGCTGTTGCGGGTCGATGCCGACAAAAAGGTAGCCTGGAAATACGGACTTCTCGACGACATAAGCCTTGCGAGCGTGCCGGCATTCCTTGCGAGCGCGTGGCAGATAGGCCTCGAAACGTTGGCCTTTCAAACATCTGAAGGCCGTCGTTTCGGCACGATAATTCGTGTGTGCTAAATGCCAGAGCACCATCATCAGTTCCATTGCAGCAGCACTTCGGGTGAATCAGACCCGAAACCAACTGGGGGAGGCGGCACGAATGACGCACACCATGAGCGGTGATCGCTCATTGTGGAAAGCGATACATCTCTTTGGCTGTACGGCTAAAGCGGGTAAATACCCGTACACTTTAGGGGCGCCAGAGCCCCTTCTTCTGCGCCTCCCGCCGCGCCTCGTAATAGCGGGTATGCAGTGATCCGAACTTGCCCTCGATCGATTTATTAATCTTGGCGTCAGAGTAACCGCGCGCCTTAAGAGCGGCCCCGAAGGTGTCGCGGAGCAGACGACGGAGCGCCTCGGATGTGCGCAGGCGATGATCCTCTTTGATCCTCTCCACGCGGAGAAAAAGAGGAAGGCCCGTAGGGAGAAGAATGTCAGTGTCGGTTTTGTGCGATCGTCGATCAGTGGCCGAGGGGAGCTTCACGTCTCGACTACCGTGTGGGCGCCCCCGCCCTCGACGCTCTTCGATGATCACAAGATCAGGGTACAAATGCCTGATCAGCACCAACGCCAGCTTCCGGTAATCAGTTTCTGCCTTCAGTCGAATATAACGCAGCTCCGATGATGCCGCGTCGCCGCTGCCGGCAATGGTCTTCCCATTGTAACCAAACACTTTGCGGTAAAACGCAGCGGCGGTGCCGATCGGCTGGGGCGATAAAGAACGAGGCTTGTCACTAATGCGGCGTTTGCTCACGGCGCTTACCTAATCATCTCGATCTGATCACGATAAACTACCACATCCTCTTCGCGTTCGCGGTTTCCACCGGCCGGACGTGGCTGCCCCCGGCCGGTGGGTTGGCTTTCCGCGCGGGCCTCCTCCACCGTGCGCGCGGGGCCGATGGATTCTGATCACCAACGGTATTTTTAAATGAAGGACACGTCAGAGCAGCGCTCGATCACTTCCTCCGCGGAAAGATCAAAACGTCCGCCATCCACGACCGCATTCCGCAGAGGATTGATCAATTGGTAGCCGCCTTGATTGTCGATGGTGTCGACGCGCCAGCGCGTCTTGCGTGCTTTCAGGCCGACGCGCTCCGCCGCGGTACGGGCTCGTTTGTCGATGGCGTTTGCGGTTTGAGAGAGTCCGATCATGGTCGCTGTGCTCCTTTCGATTTGCCGGTGTCCCGCCGGCACGGAGTTTTCACTTTGCTTCAGAGCTCGGAGCGTCAATTCAATCTGTCCGGATCAACTTCGAAAGCCTCCGAAGCCTTCATGATGGCGAAGTCGCGCAGTCCTTTGTCTCCGAGCCGGTTAATGGCGACTTTGAATGCCTCGTTCATTACCTTCCGATCTGCGCGAGCCCGTTTTTCAAGAACGTAGAGGGCCTCGTCTCTCGCATTTCCGGCATCGAGACTTTTATCGTTGAAGATCGCAAACATCTCTTCGGCTATTTGCTCGACGGTCATGGTGGTCATTGTTTGCTCCTCTGGATTTATCGGCGCCCGGCCGGCACGGTTTCAGTTCATCGTCTCCGTTTTTGCCTGCGCTACCGCCTGCTCGACGGCCTCCGCGTCGACATGTTCGGACGGGGTCGTTGTCAGCAGGCGGTCGACGATTTCCATCGTGACCGCGTAGATTTGGTCTTTCTTTAAGTTGACGATTAGAACCCGCCAACCGGCTTCGTTGTCGTGCCAGGAGGATGCCGCGGTCGGAAAACCGAGCGCTGCGCGTGCCGCGTCGAGGTGCTCCGCTCGCACGGCGATTGCGATGGTCCATGTTTCTGGTTTGACTCGGACTGAGACATCAAAGTCGAGGTCGGCCATGGTTTGCTGCTCCTTACAGTTAAGGGTATCCGGCCGACGCGGTCATGTTTGTCTCTCGAAGTGACCCCGCCGCAGCGCGGCGCTCAGCGCGCGCCCCAATTGTCCAGGATCGTTCGCAACGATTCCTGCTCAGCCTTATTCACGACCTCGCATCGCTGCCACGCTATGGGCTCGATTAGCTTGACGATCTCTTGCTCGACGCAATCGCGCAGATCATTGGGGTCCATCGCATCGAGTTCCCAACAATTGGGGCCATGATTGGCGACGAACCACCTGTAGCGGGGGTCCTTGCGCTTATCGGACGCTGGGAACGATGGCAGCCCGCGCGTTTGCGAGAAGGTGAGCGCAATGCGCCGTAGCTTGATATGGTCGCCGTCGTACTTGGCGAAACGTGCGGGCAAGTCCTGTTCGGACATGAACATGCCGCTCGGATCGAAGTCGCCGACGTAGAGCACGATCAGATCGCGACCATCATCATCCTCGGCAATGTCATGGGCGGCAGTGGCGCTGCTGAACCCATGCACTGGAAAAAATCCAACGGCGTACCGCTCGAGCACCGGGGCGAGCACGCCGCGCACGGTGCCCTTCTCGCTCCAGACCTGTATTCGATGCGGCTGCTGGTTCCAGAAGTCGCGGCGATAGGATCGGGTGACGCTGCGAACGTAGGCGGCAGGATTATCCCATGTTGATACTCGCTCGATCTCGCGGGTCTCGTCGACGATCCAGTCCCACGGGATCTTGCCCTCCTCGCGAGCCTCCTTGAGCAGGCGATAGACCCGCTTCATGTCGTTGGTGGACATCGACGGGATCAGGCCGGCCGTGAACAGCTTGTATCCAATGCCGCGGCCGGTAATCGGCTGCGCCTTCTCGGCCTCGGCGTACATCGCCTTGATCAGCTCGATGGAGCGCTGCGCTCTGCCACGGACTTTTTTGGGACTAGTTCCAGTTTGCCCTTGGAGGGTCATCGCAGCACCCCCCGAGACGACGTCCTTCCCTGATCTCTCATTCCGCTGCCGCCAGCATGCGGTTGAGTTGAGACTTCCGCGCACAGATCAATCTGTTGATCTTGAACGTCGGCAAGCCGCCCGTCTCGTGCAGGTACCAGACCTGCCGCTTCTCCAAGCCGACATAGTCGGCGATGTTTTTGGCCCCCCTCAGCAAATCATCGGCCAGTGTCTCAGCCATTTTCGGCACCTCTTAAATACTTCGGCAACGCGCTCGTTTGCGCGAACGAGTTCAATCTAGGCGCAGGGGCCTTGACAGTCTACACGGTAATGAGGCACAACCATGTTGCCATGTTTTCCATGTAATATGGATGCTGCCGGCGATGTCGAGGATTGATATCTCGTTGGATTGGCCGGTGTGGTCGCACTACGAGATCAAGTGGGGGAAGCCCCCACTAAAGCTAAAGTTACATGATCTCCGTGCGCCTGCTGCCCCGCCGACCAGCCTTGGGACCGGCGAGTGGCGTCGCCTTCAGCTTGTGCCCTCCGGCCGCATGGTCATGCGGCGGCCCTTCGTGCCGAACGCGCCGCCGCTCTTCGAGGAATTGCTCGACCGCAAGGTGCCGCTTGGCGAACGCGTTCTAACCTTCGCCCGAAAGCACGGCGGCCTGTTCGGTGAAGAACGCGTTCTGTTCGATGGCGGCGGAGGCCCGAAGCCCGAGGACCTGTTTAAGTGGAGAGACCTGATCCGGCAGATGGAGTTTATTCTTAGGGAAAAGCTCATCGCCGATCAGCCGATTGCTACAGTCCATCTCAAACTGCGCAAGGACCGCCGCGGCGCGGCATTGGACTTTGCACCATCAACCATGCACGCCGCATTGATGATGGAATGCGCGGTTGCGGCCACCACCGATTCGTTCAAATGGTGTCGGTACTGCGACATGCCGTTCACGGGAAAGAAGGCCAGTGCTCAATTCTGCAGCACGAGGTGCAGGGACAACTTCCATAATCACATGAAGGCAGCAGCGCGCACCTGAAGGAGGGGGATCATGGCAGTTCGCAAGCGGCAATGGACGACACGCAACGGCGAGGCCCGCGAGGCGTGGGTGGTCGAGTATAGCGATCAGAACGGCGTGCGCCGGCTCAAGACGTTCGCGCGCAAGAAGGAGGCCGACGCCTATGCCGCCACCGCGCACGTCGAAGTGCGCGAGGGCATGCACGTTGCCGACAGCGCCAGCATCACGGTGGCGAAGGCGGGCGGGCTATGGATAGATCGGGTTGAGCGCGACGGCTGCGAGCGCACCACCGTCGACACGTATCGGCAGCACCTCAAGTTTCACATTACTCCGTATCTCGGGAGCGTGAAGCTGTCGCAGCTCAGCGTGCCGATCATCCGGGCGTTCGAGGACAAGTTGCGCAGCGGGACCCCGGCGCCGGGCACCGAAACCGCCGAGCCACGCTCAAAGGCCCTGACCAAAAAGATCATCGGGAGCCTCGGCGCAATCCTTGCCGAGGCGCAGGAACGCGGCCTTGCGACCCGCAATCCTGTGCGCGGCCTCAAGGTTCGTCGCCGACGCGGCAAGGAGCGGCGCGCGGAACTGCGCGAGAAGGGCAAGCTCAAGGCCGGCACTGACATTCCCACGCCCGACGAGATCAAGAGGATCGTCGCCCACCTCGAAGGTCGTTGGCGCCCTCTCCTGCTCACCGCGATCTTCACCGGGCTGCGCTCATCCGAACTCCGCGGCCTGCGTTGGGATGACGTGAAGTTCAAGGAGGCAGAACTGCACGTGAATCAGCGCGCCGACCGATACCAAGAAATCGGCCAGCCCAAGTCGCACGCGGGCGTGCGCACTGTGCCGATCCCGCCGGGTCTCCTCAATGTGCTGCGTGAGTGGCGGCTCGCCTGCCCCAAGGGCGAACTCGGCCTGTGCTTCCCGAACAGCGATGGCAAGATCGACTGGCACACCAACATCGTGCACCGCGGCTTGATCCCGGTGCAGGTCGCGGCCGGCGTCGTCGACAAGACGGGCGAGGCCAAATACACGGGCATGCACGCGCTCCGGCACTTCTATGCCTCATGGTGCATCAACCGCGAGATCGACGGCGGGCTCGGCCTGCCGGCGAAGGTGGTGCAGGAACGGCTCGGGCATTCGTCCATCACGGTGACGTTAGACACTTACGGCCACTTATTCCCGCGGGGCGATGACGCTGCCGCCTTGGGCAAGGCGGAATCCGCGCTGCTGACCTGA